ATCGGTACGCCTGGCTTTGCGTGAAAGCTTCCCAGGCGTCCCGCGTGGTCTTTTCGTTCGCCGTGTCCATGGTGAAGGTGTACCCACCATAGGCAACTTTGAATTGCTCCGGCTTGAGCATGACGCCGCCGGGGACCAAGACCCGGTGCAAATCCTGTATATACACGCACCCCGCGAAAAGGCGCAATTGCTCTTCGTTGTTGGCGAAGGTCGAGCCCGTAACCATGGTCGGCTTTGGGGGCTCATTGGTGGCGCTGGGTGCCGGGCTATCGGGCGCCCCCGCCAGCGGTTCCGGAGCCTTGTCGGTCAATACCTCAAATTGACGGGCAACCGCCCCCAGGATGGTGCGGGGCAAGTAGTCTTCCCGCTCCCATTTGTCCCGGACCAAAGCCGACTTGCCCATGAGCCTTTGCATACGCTCACAGTCCTTGCCGGTCCAGAAGGCTAAATGTTGGGCCAGGGCGGCGTCGGCGCTGCTGGCGTCATAGGCCCGCACGGGGTCCGGATAGCAACGCTGCAGGGCTTCAAGGTTTCCCGTCCACAGGTCCGCGAAGCTGGCCCGGCCGCCGAATGCGGAAGCCGTGGATTGTGACCGCAACGCCCGGCGGATAAGTTCGTCGTCGTCGGCTGGCCCGCGCCATTCCGCGCAAGGCCCTTCCGTCCAACCCTGTTCCAAGGATTGCACGGCGTCCGGCGGAAAGTAGTTGGCGACCAGGCTGGGGAGTAGGTGCGTAAAGTCCGCGGCGGCATTCCCGCTGGCGCTGGTGCCGGTCAGGGCAACGAAGCGGCCGGCGTGGTAGAACTCCAAGCCGTAAGCCTCATTCTTGCAGCCGTGCAGGGGCGGTCGTCCGGTGCCGAAGATATGCAGGCCCCGGCCGCTTTGGCTTACCTCAATGGCGGCCCCGGCAAACGCTCCGCAAAGTGACTTTGCCAGCGGGGACCAATCGGAGCCGTCGGGCAACAAGCAACCATCCAAGTCGAGGAACCAGAAGGGGTCGGCTTCCGTGAAGACAAAGCCCACACCGTAGGCGCCGCCGAATTGAGCCGCCGCCGCGATAGCTGTCGCGTGGTCCGTCCAGAAGGCCGGGTCGTGCGCGGATACCACACGGCCCGAACGGAAGTCGGCGGGGAACTTGTCAGTTTTGCCGGGCCGGGTCCGGCTTGGTTGGGACACGTAGACAATAAATTGTCGATACGCTCCCATTGCCGCTAGGGCTGGTGGTAATTCTCGCATCGGTTCAGCCCGCCAAAGTGTTGAGGGCTTGGGCTTTCAGTTCGGGGGCGGCCTTTTGGGCGCACTTATCGCCGCCGGCCAGCCCTTGGGCAATGACGCTATGGTAAATGGCCGCGGGCGTGCTACCAAGTTCGGCAAGCCGGATGGCTTCGCGCATGATGGCACGACGGAAGCTAATCATGGTGCCAAAGTATTTAGACGGCAAGCCCTCCGCGCAATCGGCTTCCTTCGCCACGGCATCCCGCGTGAGTTTCGCCCAGCCGCCGGGTCGAGCGGCGACGCGAATGGCGGCGGTCAAAATTTGTTGCTTACGGTCGTCGGGCTGCAGGCGCTTTTTAGTCATGTCAATTACTCGGTAAAAGTTCGGGTTATTATGTAGTTTAGTGACGCGGCCGTCAACGGTAAGTTACAACGTGCCGACCCCGGTGCAGAATGCAGCGTCGCCGCCGCCGGACGTTACCAGTTGTGCCCAGGCCAATTGCGCGGGCTCCCGGTCGGCGCCGGTATAGTGCCAGCCGACGGCCTTCACTTCACGGCTTACGAATTGGGCGACGACGGTGCCAACGTGCCGGGGCTCAATCAGCAACGGGCGCCAGCCTATCAGGTCGGCGGACTTCATGACCTCGTTAAGCTGCTTGGAGTCATTCGCCAGGCCGTAGCGCACGGGAACGCCCCGGGAATCAACCAGGGCGCCGACGTTGTTGCGGAACAGGCGTACACCCTTGCGGGCGGCTTCCAGGCGCACGGCGGCTTGTACCGCGGCCTCCGACGTCCCCTTCACTTCGGGCGGTAGATCGTGGCCGCCTTGCATGCCAAACACGGCTTGCAGTTCGGCCAGGGCTTGAAGGCTTACCCCGTGTCGGGCGGCCCATTGGTAGACGGCGGGGCTCATATGCTTATGCTCCTTGAGTAGAAAAATAGGCCGCGGCGTCCACGGTCCCGTCAATACCATACTTGGCTAGTTCGGCGGTCACACGCTCCGCAAGTTCCGCCGCCTCCTTGGCGTTGAGGGTTTGGGCGTTCGCAACGTCGACCCCGAAGCGATGATAAAACCGGCGGTAGCTTTCCGATTCTCCGCGACCTTGGGCGCTCTCCAAGCCCGCCCACCAAGCAATGACGTTCCGCAAGGCCCTTTGGCCTTCGCGGCGTTCCCAATGCCGGCGGCGGACAGCGCCCGCAACCTCCGGGGCGGCGCCGTAGGGAATGACCGGGTCGCCGTCAATGCGGGCAATCTCCCCGCGCAAGGCGGCCAGGGTTTCCGCGTCTAGTTCCGTCAGGTCGCCGTCGACAAACTCCGGGGCGCTTCGGGTTGGCGGGGGCGGGTAGTGGCCGCAATACGGACAGCACTTAAAAACCCGTTCGTATGGCTGTACGCAATCAGCATTGAGGCAAACCCGCATTGGGATGGCGTCCGACTTCTTACCGCTCCGGCGTTCCCTTCGGTCTAGGGACCATTCCCGCCGGGCGTCCGGGAGCCCGTGCCGTATTACGTTGTTGACGTGGTCAATGATGATTGCGACGGGCTTTTCGCTGGCCGCGATTGCCGCCCGGCGCTGTTCGTCCGTCAAGTGAGCATGCACGGCCGCGGCCTCCTTGGACAGCATGAGGCGCAACGCCCGGCCAAATTGCTGGCAATAGAGGGTGAACGATTCCGTCGGCCGCGCAAAGCTTACGACCTCAATCGCCGGCAGGTCGAAGCCTTCCCCAAACAAATCCACATTGACAAGCTGCAGGATTTCCCGGGCCTTGAAGCGCCGGAGAATTTGGGAGCGGAGGGCGTCCGGGGTCTTGGCGCTTACCACTTCGGCCGGGACGCCAGCGGCACGGAACGCGGCGGCAATTTCCGTTGCGGCTTCAACGTCGACGGCGAAGGTAACGCCAAGCTTGCCGCGGGCCAACTTGAGATAGTGGGCCACTACGTCCCCGGTAATGTGGGATTTGTGGACGGCCTTCCGCAACTGGTCCGCGTTGAAGTCCCCGGTCGCCTGGCTCAAAGCAACTTGCGAAAGGTCAAGGTCGGAGGGCGGGGCAAAAATGCGGTAATCCGTCAAATAACCCATGTTGATAATGTCCCGCATGGAAGGCGCCAAGACCATGACGTCGACCAGCCCGTCCGCGTGCCGCCCCAGGCCCTTGCCGTCAGCACGTAGCGGCGTCGCGGTCGGGAAGAGCCAGCGGGCTTGCGGGAACATGCCGGCCGCCTGGCCCCACTTGTTGGCCTTTAGGACGTGGTGCGCTTCGTCTTGCACACCAAACCGGACTTGCTTAAACCACGGGTCGTCGGCGTCCATGCGTATGATGGTATCCACCCCGCCGACGCCGGTCTTCGCGTTCGGGTCAAAGAACGAATAGCCCAATTCCGCAACCTGTAGGGCCGTAATGACCCGTATCAAGTTCGACCCCTTCTTGGCGCCGACCAGGCGATGGCGTACCCCGTTGCGGGCCAGGGCAATGGAAATTTGGCTTACCAGTTCTTGGCGGTGCGCTATGGCAATGCTGGCGCCCGGTTCGTCAAAAAGTAGCTTGGACAATAGGACGGTTTTACCGGAGCCCGTGGCCGCCACAGGCATTACGTTCACGGCGCCGGCATTCCAAGCTTGGTAAATCTCTTGCTCCAAGCCGGCTTGGAAGGGTCGAAGGGCTACAGGCATAGATAAATAATTTTCCTTGAACTTTCGCAAAATACCGTTATCTTAGTATTGCAGGCTGTTGACGAAGCCGTCAATAATGGAAGCGTACCACAGCCGACCCCCAACCCTCTAGGAGAAAATGCCATGCGTAAAACTGTTGCAGTCAGCCCCGCCGTCGCCAAAGCATTGGAAGCCGTTGGAATGTCCGCCGACGATTTCTTGCGCCAAGCCCTCAACATCAAGGCCGAAGGCTTCACGACCTCCGAAGGCGTAAGCTTCCCCGAAGGTACGGCCTTCCTTGCTTGGTACAAGGACCGCCCGCATTGGGGCCACGTCAAAAACGGAGCCCTTGAGATTGACGGCGAACGGTTCACCAGCGTATCCAGCGCCGCCGGAAAAATCACGCACCGACCGACCAACGGCTGGGACTTCTGGCAATGCAAGCTTCCCGGCAAAAGTGAGTTTGTCCGCATTTCCAAGCTACGCCAAAACGGGACTACGCATTAAGCGAGTGTTGGCGCAATCGGCCGACGTGGGGTCTTTCTCAAAACCCAAGAAGCCGAAGCCTTCCAGCTTGGCGGAAATGCCGAAGGAGCCCGACCCGGCGAACAGGTCCAATAGCGTGCCGCCGGGCGGGCAAATGAGGCGGGCCAGGTATCGACCAAGGGCCACGGGCTTTACGGTCGGGTGCTTGTTGTCTGCCCCCTTTTCCCGCTTGCTGGCCTTGGCGCAATAGTAGAATAAGGCGGCTTCCAAGTCGTCTTGCGTCCATTGGCATTGCTGATAGAACCGGGCGGCGCTTCCGCTATCTCCGCGTGGCTCCGCACTAGCGACACGTTCCCGGAAGTTGCCAACCTGGCCGGCGCTGGCCGGGCTCCCCTCCGTGCCACGTACCGCCGCCTTTGCCCCCGTGGCCTCCGGGAACATTGCCAGCACTTCCGGCGACCCGTCGTGAATGAAGTTTGCCGGCCAACGGCCTTCCTCCCCCAGCACGCGGGCGCCTTCGCGGGCCGCCTTGGTATTCATTCCCCAGCCCAACGTATCCGCCGGGTCCAACTTGCTTACGTTCATGGTCCGAAGCTGGGAGGCGTCCGCGACCGGGTCAATGGCAATGCGGCAACCGTCGACATTAATTCCACCGACGCCCCAAGCCATGACGTTAGCGGCCACGGTATCCGCCGCCATGGGCTTGCGGGCAACGCAAATGGGTTCATGTGCCGGCTTAAGCCCGGTGCCCCAGCCTTCCCAAAGTTGGGCAATCAGCGTCGCCGGGGCGGTAATGTCGAACGATTCCCCGAAGCCGTACCCTTCGTCGCGTCCGGTTGCCGCCCGGTATTGCTGGCCCACGACTTGACGTTCGGCGCCGTGCAGTTTGTCCAGGGCCTTGGAAATGTCCAAAGACTTGGGGAAGCCGGAGCCGTAGACCCACATAATGGAATCCCGCACCTCAAAGCCGGCATCTTCAATGGCGCACGTCATACGGTGATAGGTGCGCGACCCGGAGAATGCCAGCATGTGGCCGCCAGGCTTCAAGACGCGCAACGCTTCGCGCCACATGGCAACATCGTAAGCAATCCCCGAACGGTCCCAAGCGTGGCCCATAAACCCTAGTTCGTATGGAGGATCAGTTAAAATTCCATCAATTGAATTGTCAGGCAACAACGCCAACCCGTGGCGGCAATCCAAGTTAAGTACGGTCATTTATTTATCTCTATACGGTGTTGACGGTAGCGTCATTATCGGTAAGAATACGCCTACGGTCAATATCCGCCGTGCAACTTTTCTAGGAGAGTATCCACCATGAGTATTCAAATCAGCGTCGACCCCGCCGGCCTGTCGCAAGAGCAACGCGAAGCCGTCGCCGGCTTTATTCTCGCCTTCCCGGGTAAGGCTTGCGCGGGGACGTGCGGCCATGCCGTTGCGGAGATTCACGCCCACACGGCCGGCGTCGTTGAGGGTCCGACGACTGCCCCGGTTGTCCCCGCCGTCAATGAACTGGAAGCCCTGCAGCATGACCAAGAAAGCACGATGCCGGAAGCCGCCTTTGGCAAACCGGACGAAGCCGCCGCGGCCTTCGGAGTGCCCGCCACCCCTTTGGCCGGTTCCACCCCCGTAATTGCGGGGGGCTCTACCGTTGCCCCGCCGCCCCCGGCAAATACTGCCCCGATTACGACGACGCCTGGCGTTGCCTCTTCGGCCGGCGTTGAACTGGATTCCAAGGGCTTGCCTTGGGACGGCCGCATTCATGCCGAAAGCAAGGGCAAGATTGCCGACGGTAGCTGGCGCAAGAAGCGCCAAATCGACCCGGCGCTGGTGGCCCAGGTTGAAGCCGAATTGCGCCAAGTCATGGGAGCCGCCCCCGCCGCCCCTTTGGCCCAAGGCGTTGCACCTGCCCCGACGCCTGTTTCCGTTGCGGCCTCTACCATTGCACAATCTGTACCGACTGGCGCTGTCCCCCTGCCGGTAGCGCCCCCGCCCGCTCCCGCCCCTGTAGTTGGTGCGGCACCCACCATGCCGGCGGCCCCGAATGTTGCCCCCGCGGGTGAAGTGCCCCAAGATGCCCGGCAACAGTTCGTCGGCCTTGTTGGGCGTGCGTCCGCTGCTATCCAGGCGGGCAAGGTGTCCCAGGCCGAAGTCAACCAGATTTGCGCCGACTCCGGCATCCCGGCCCTTCCGTTGCTGGCAAACCGGCTGGATTTGGTTGCCACGGTTGCGTCGCGTATCGACGCCCTCATTGCGGCACGCGGCCAATGAGCGGCGCCCATTCAATCCTTCCGCCCTCCGGGGCGGGGGCTTGGAAATTGTGCGGCCTTTGGGTCGCCATGAACCAGGCTTACCCGCAAGCGGACACGCCGGAAACCTTGGAAGGCAACGCGGCCCATTGGGTCTTTGCGGAAATGCTGGCCGGGCGCCCGGTGTCCGAAGGCATGCAAGCCCCTAATGGCGTCTTCATTACCGACGAAATGATCGAAGGCGCGGAACTTGTGGTCGACACGGTTCGCGCCAGGATTCCAGCCGGTACGGTGTTGCACGTTGAAGAGCCCGTCGCAATCCCGCGGATTCACGCGCAATGCTGGGGAACGCCGGATATTTGGGCCTGCTATGGCGCAACGCTGGAAGTTATCGACTACAAGTTCGGGCACCGCTTTGTCGATGAATACGAAAACGCCCAAGGCGTGGCGTACACCGCGGGCATCATTGACCACTTGGCGGACGTGCTGGGGAAAGGTGCCGGCCTTCTTGACCAGGCCATAAAAGTTAATTTTACGGTCGTGCAACCGCGTTGCTTCTACAAAGGCGCCCCGGTTCGCACTTGGTCGGTTATGGCTTCGGACCTTCGCGCCCACATTAACCAGCTTGCGAACGCGGCCGGGGTTGCGCTGGCGCCAAACCCTCCGGCCGTTACCAATCCGGAATGTATGGATTGCCCGGGGCGCCATGCGTGCCCGGCCCTGCAGCAAGCCGCGTACCGCGACGCGGAGTTCGCCGTAAAGTCTTCCCCGGTCGAATTACCGCCGGCCGCGGCAAGCCTTGAATTGCGAATGCTGGAACGGTCCCTAGAGCGGCTACAAGCCCGCGTCGACGGGATGCGGGAAGCCGTGGCGACGTACATTCGCCAAGGTCATTCCGTGCCGTTCCATCGTGCTGAACAAGGCTACGGTCGCCAGCAATGGACCATGCCGACGGAACAGGTCTTAGCTATGGGCCAACTCATGGGCGTCGACCTCTCCAAGCCTGGCGTAAAGACGCCGAAGCAAGCAATAAAGTCGGGTGTTGACGAAGCCGTCATTAAGGCTTACAGTGTTACCCCATTGGGGTCGCTAAAGCTTGTTCCCGATAATCCCGCCGACGCCCGCCGGGTGTTTGGTACAACCTACTAGGAGTTTTTCACATGGCACAGAAAGTCAACATTACGTCGCCCGTCGGCCGTATCGTCATGGGTTCGCTGTACGACCCCAGCACTACCGATGCCGAAGGCAAACCGCTGGTCGTCAAGACCGGCCCGAACGCCGGCCAGCCCCGCGTCAACTACTTCTTCGCCCTGGCTATCCCCAAGGGCGTGGAACCGCATTGGGCGCACACGCCTTGGGGGCAACAGATTTGGAACGTCGGCAATCAAGCCTTCCCGAACGCCGCCCAATCCCCGGCCTTCGCTTGGAAGATTGAAGACGGCGACAGCCAAATCCCGAACAAGAAGGGCCGGAAGCCGTGCGATAACGAAGGCTGGCGCGGTCATTGGATTTTGAAATTCTCCGGCGGCTTCGCTCCGAAGGTGTACCAGCAAGAAGGCGCCGGCTATGTCCAAGTCATGCAAAAAGACTTTTGCAAGCCGGGCTATTTCGTGGAAGTTGCCTTTAGCGTCGAGGGCAACGGTAGCCAATCGCAACCGGGCGTCTACCTCAATCATTCCATGGTTTGCTTCCGCGCCTACGGTCAGGAAATTACCTTTGGTCCCGACGTGGCCTCCGCTGGCTTCGGCGCCGCTCCGTTGCCCGCTGGCGCCAGCATGACCCCGCCGGCCGGTGCAATCCCCATGCCCCAGGCTCCCGCCGCCGCTCCGGCCCTCCCGGGTGCCCCCGCTGGCTATGCACCGCCCCCGGTGCCCGGCATGATGCCCCAGGCTCCCGCCGTCGCTCCGGCTGGCTATGCACCGCCCCCGGGCCTTCCGCAAGTGCCTGGCGTTGCTCCGGCCCCTTTGGCGCCCGCTGGTTTTGCGCCGACGCCCTCCGTCCCTGCCCCGGGTGCGCCTGCGCCCATCCCGGTTACTCCTAATCCGGGCTTCGTGCAGGTTCCGCCCCCGGCCGCCGCTCCGGCCCCGATGGCACCCCCGCCCGCTCCGGCCGCCCCCGTGCGCCAGATGACGGCCGCGGCGCAAGGTATCCCCTATGAGTCCTACATTCAACAGGGGTGGACCGACGCCATGCTGGTACAAAACGGGCTGATGCTGGCCTAATCGCAACCGCCTGGCCCTTCGGGGCCGGGCTCCCTTTGAGGTAATGAGAAATGAAAAAGCGCCTTATTGACGCGATGGTTAACGCTTTCTTGGGCTGGCAGTTGCCCAAGGATTTTGCGCCCGACTGCTATATCAACTTTGACCGGGAGAAAGCCACAGCGGCGCCGCATTGCTGGCCGGTTGGCACCAACCTTTTTACCGCGGACCAAGCCCGCCAAATGTTTGAGCATGTGGTCGACAAGGGTATCGGGCTCCCCACTACGGAACAGGCCGGCAACTATCTTGTCGAGGTTTGCCACGGTGCCAGCGCCGCCGCCGGCTGGTGGGGCGAACTTGAGCAAACCGGCGACCTACCCTATGACGTTGCCGAAGTTCGCGGTGACGGGCGATTCGGTAAAGCTTTGGTTGCACAAAAATTGTGCCTGATTCATTCCGAAGTTTCGGAGGCGATGGAAGGGCACCGCAAGGGCCTGGCCGACGACAAGCTCCCGCACCGTTCCATGGTTGAAGTCGAACTAGCCGACGCGGTTATCCGCATTGCGGACTTGGCCGGCGCCCTTGGTCTTGACCTT